CGCATAGCGATCTCCTTCGTTGGTAGATTGATTATGCCGGATGATCTCTAAATATGAATGGCATGATTATGCGGGATACTTACATGTCCAGCTATAGGGCAGGATCGTCTACCGCGGCGGGGTTAGCCCAACTATGCAATCGGGGTCACAGTTACGATTTAACTTACTAAAAAGTAATAGAAATCATTATGTAAAAAGTAGATACTCAACCCAATCAGCCAGTTTTCATAGAGCAAAAATCAATTAAGGATAGTAAAAGATAGCATGCCACAAGTAAGTTTTATTACACCGTTAGATCAGCCTAGCGGATCTAAACGCTTATTGGATATTTTGCGTACGGGTCTAAAAGATCCGCGTTTCACCAAATTACGCATCGTCACTGCATACGCGAAATCAGGCCCTTTACTACGTCTTAAGTCCGATATCGAGAGCTGGACAGCTTCTGGAAACTCGCTCTGCGCTATCTTAGGAATTGACCAACAAGGTACAAGCAAAGAAGCGTTAACAATTGCAGCCGATTTATGTAAAGAGCTTTATATTACTCGTGAAAATGGGATTACTTTTCATCCAAAAATATATTTATTTGATGGTCCAAAACATGCGAAAGCAATTATCGGCTCTAATAACCTTACGGTCGGTGGTACTGAAACTAATTTTGAAAGTTCGATAATTTTAGATCTAGTGTTGCCTGAAGATGATAGTATCTATAAAGATCTAGACACAATGTGGGGCAATTTATTACCTCACTCATGCGTTGCGACAATAGCATTTGATCAGCAATTATTAGATGAATTGATAGCCAATGGTGCTGTTCTATCTGAATTAGATAAACAAGCACGCGCCAAGTTGACAGGGAACTATCCGACGGCTCCGAGAACTGGACTGATACGCAAACCAGCAAGCCCACTCCCCACATCCATAATGAAAGCGTCTAAAACACAAGTGGCAGGAATTATGGGACAACCCCAATCTCCACAACAAGTTGTTACAGGGCTAATTATACAGATTAAGCCTCATCATAATGGTGAGATATTCTTAAGTAAAATTGCAGTACTACAAAATCCAAGCTTCTTTGGCTGGCCATTCAAGGGATCGACAATACCTAAGAAAGCGGGTAACCCTGCATATCCACAGAGAACACCCGACCCAGTAGTGAACATAAATGTATATGGCCCCGCTACGACACCAATATTAACTCTTTCAAGTTATCAACTTAATACGGTGTATTATTCAGCAAAAGCGGAAATTAGGATCACGGCATCGCCATTGGTATCTCAAGTACCAGACTATTCAATAATGGTAATGATGCCGGGTAACAGTGCCGAAATTGATTATGAAATTTGTATCTATCGACCGGATAGCCCGCAATATACGTCATGGTTATCCGCTTGTAACCAGTCAATGCCTAGTGGCGGTAAAAAAGCAAGAAAGTTTGGCTGGTTTTAAACCAGCCTCACACTTATGGTTTCCTAAGTCTTAGAACCACATTTTTGACTATAGCATTTTTAATATGCTTAAAATTTTCAGTAGTAACAGATATATCGATTCTCTCTACTATCACCATCCCTTGTGCACAAGCTATTTCCTCAATCAAGTCTGTACAAGGGATTAGCATAACTTTGCCGTTAATTGTCGTTTTATTATCTCCGATGACAATCATCATTTCTCCGCCTGACCGCAATAATCGTTTGGCTTGGCCAAGGGATGCAGACATGTCAAGAAGATATCGCACCATTAGTGCTGGCATATTACGTTTTCTAAATCCTGCAGATAAATCACTTGCGAGCTCCCTCTGCATTGTTGAAATAAAATGTTGTGAACCTGAAGGTAGTACCTCTCTGAGCTCAATTTGCTCTAATCGTCGGCGTTCAACCGTACTTATTTCGCGACTTCCAATTAGCCCATTTTCAACGGGTTTTCTTTCAGAGCTCTTTAAACCCATTATGAAAAGTAGAGATAGTCGATCCGTATCGATATAGGGTAAAGCGGTTCCATAAGGCGGACTAGTTAACACCAGATCCACGCTACCAGACTCAAGACCTAATTTCATAAATGTATCGGGCTTTCTATTATCCCCCTCTGTAATTACGGAAGGGAGGAAGGCCTGAGGAGCATTACTTCTTATCTTCCAGAATTTTTCTATCCGATTGAATTGATCCTCTAATTTATCCAGAAAGAGACCAAGCACATCAGCATCAGTTAACGGCTCAGATCGATAGCGAATACGGAGATCTGTAGGTTCTTGATTAGAAACCTCACGAATAATGCTGCTCAAAATTACTTCGAGAAAATCTAACATTACTCCAGCACTAATTCTTCGCAGAAGCCCTAGGACCCAGTTTAACTTGAAAGCTATCGTTGGTGAAAACCAGCGCAAAACCTCTTCACGGCAACTCTCTTCAACATGATCAAGGTTCTGCGGAAAATTTGAAGGTGGACTCGCAAGAAACTCCTGAACACTTAACACAACCTCACGTACAGTATCTGGGTTTAGCTCTAAGACCCCGAGCTTCGCTCGTGATATCTTGGCTGCTAGCGGATTCATATCACAGCCGAAGGTACGAAAGCCATTCAAATATCCTTCCAACAAGGTAGTTCCACTACCACAAAATAAATCCAACACTGTAGCGCCAGGACCAAACCCGCTGATATTTAATAAACTTTTCGCTAACTGTGGATAAAATTTCCCTTTATATGAATGGATACCATGAGTGACATATTTAGGATCCTTCCGTGTAGTTGAGCGCCACGCCTCACCATTCTCCAGAACAGCTTGCCATGTAGGCTCAACATATCCGCCTTCCAGTTGAACACTATGTGAAAAAGCCGCACGCTTGTACATACTCCGATCTTCTTCAAGTGAAGGAACACGAATGTCTAAAGAAGGATCTGCATCACCAAGTTTAAGGCCCAACTCTCTGAGCCTTAACTCTGCCTCGTATGGCCATAGCTTATATGGCGCTGGAGATATTTGAATGAGCGTTGGAGCGACTTTACGTCGTAAAACCAATATATGTTCAGAAGTCGCACGCCTACCCGCATGTGAAAATGATCTCTTCACGGCGTGAATAGCTCTATCTACAATAGTACAGGCTTCAAAACCTAAACTATCAGCTCGCTCATAAAGGGCTTCTGCTGGGTCATATGTCTTTTTATCATATACAGAATCTCCAATTACGAGCGCAGCATATCGACCCGGCTTTAAAGCACGATGCATAGTTGCTAAAGCTGCTTCCATATCTGCAAGATAGCTTTCAAAGCCACTCGATTCTCTCTGATGTTTTAAATGGGAACCAATTTCGACATGCCCTAATGCAATAGGATCAAAACCCAGCCATAATAAACGAAAACGGTGGTAAAGGTGATAGTCTGTTGCATTTCCATACGGAGGTGAAGTCACGACTAGATCAGCGATCCCATCAGGAAGTTTTTCTTTACTAATCACTCGAATATCATCACATAGGAATTGTGATAGTCCATACCTTGTTGCCGCCTCATTCTTTTCCACAGACTTAATTACTGCAGTAAATTCTCTTAAATACCTGCTTAACGTTTCACCCATGGGCACTTCACGTGGAACGCTTTTATAGCGTGTTTCTGAATCTTGAAAAGAGGCTTTAATTACTATCCTAGAAAGCGCAACTAGGGCTATATCTTGACTGGTGCCATCCAGCTCATTTATATAAGCCTTAATTAAGCACAACTCTGCGTATGCAGTATCCGCAAACCATTTCTCCTGATTAACGATCTTTGGTGCATGAGAAGAATAATTATTAATCAAAGATGAAGGTGAGAGATGCCCCCCCTCAAGATGAGTAAGTAGCACTGAATGATGGGCATTCAACGCTTTAAGCGTTTCAGGTTCAAGTCTGGCAGTTTTAACTCGACCAATGAGGGCAGAAAGTGGATTAGCATCAATACTGATTGCCTTTCGTCCTAGCTTCACGGCTTCAAGTGCAGTAGTTCCGCTCCCACCAAATGGATCAAGCACAGTTTCCCCGCGTCCGCTCAGACGTGAGATTAAACCATGCGGAAGTTGCGGGATGAACTTAGCGGGATATGGATGTATGTCATGTCCCGGCAGGCGAGTATCCACTTCAGTGAAGCTCCAATCAATGGCCCCCAGTTCATGAGCAACCTCCATAACTGGTCTCAGATGAAGTGCTGGTTCATTATTTATGACTTCCATATCCGTCAAATTAGCAATGTTTACAGCTTTCTGTGTAGGCATAAATGATGACTCTCAAATGTTAATTCTGGGATTTTATCAAAATCCCAGAATTGATTCAATTATACAATGATCTATTGCCATAGCGTGATAGCTTCAAGTGCTGCTGTTTCCCTAAAAATTAGTGGCTATTCATTTTCCCGAAATCAAAAGGACTAATGCCCTTCTCCCGATTCGCATCCAGATAATCAGCCCACCACTGCAGCATCAACCTGCGCTCCCCCAGATGCTCCGCTTTATGGATGTAGGCAGCCCTAACAGAGCTACGCTCCTGATGGCTCATCTGCCGTTCCACTGCATCCCTCGACCACAATCCTGATTCAATCAGCGAACTACACGCCATCGTTCTGAAACCATGTCCACAGACTTCCGTTTTCGTGTCATAGCCCATCACTCGTAAAGCCTTATTCACCGTGTTCTCACTCATAGGCTTATGCGGATCGTGATCACCCACAAAGATCAGCTCTCGATTCCCACTCAATCCTTTGATCTTTTCCAGAATAGCCAGCGCCTGACGAGACAAAGGCACAATATGAGTCGTCCGCATCTTCGAACCACGATGAGAATGCTTAACGCCTTCCAGCGGTTCACGTTCACCTGGAATTGTCCACATAGCCGTTTCAAAATCCACTTCAGACCAGCGAGCAAAGCGCTGCTCGCTTGAGCGGATGAAAACCAACAAAGTCAGTTCAACCGCCAGTCGGGTTAACGGTCTACCAGAGTAGTGATCAATGCGGAGAAGTAATTCAGGTATACGGTTAAGCTCCAGAGCCGCACGGTGCTTTCTTTTCGCCGTAGCAATCGCACCGGCAATCTCTTGCGCAGGGTTATAGTCGATTAAGCCACTCTGCACAGTAAATCGCATAATAGAGGTAGTACGCTGCTGTAAACGGGCGGCAGCTTCGAGCCGCCCGGATGACTCGACGGCTTTGATGGGGACAAGCAGATCCCGTGTCTTCAATTCAGCAATGTTCCGCTTACCAATGGCTGAAAAGAGATTATCTTCCAGGCTTTTCAATACACGAGCACTGTGCGACTCAGACCACTTTTGATTGCTGGCATGCCAGTCTCTGGCAACTACTTCAAAATTTATCGCCTCTTGCTCCTGCTCTACCTTAACAGCTTTCTTATTTTCACTGGGATCGACACCATTAGCTAATAGTTTACGGGCCTCATCCCGGCGTGCCCGAGCATCCGCCGGCGAGACTTCGGGGTATTTTCCCAGCGCCAGCATCTTCTCTTTACCACCGAAGCGATAACGAAGCCGCCAGTATTTGGAGCCGTTAGGGTGAACCAGCAAAACCATGCCATCACCATCAGTCAGTTTGTAGGCTTTTGCTTCAGGCTTTACCGAACGAACCTTCACATCATTCAGAGCCATGATGAGTATCCTTTCAAGGGTTCTGTGTGGGTACAAACATTATCGAACCGGGATATACCCGCAGTTGTACCCGCATCAGTAATTTGATGTAGATTGAATCAGGTTGACTTAGGTTGAGTGATAAAGCGAGGAAAGCCTTGCGGATACTGGATTTCAGGCATAAAAAAAAGACCTCAGTTGAGGTCTATTTACATACTTTTGGTGCCGAAGGCCGGACTCGCACATTCATTTAAATTGTTGTAAAAAATGGATTTTATTCATAATTAATTCAATTATGCCCCCTTTTGTGCCCCCTCCAATCGCTGTTCATATTTTGATTTTTGTTGATTATTTATCCAAAAATTATCGAAGAAATAGTCAATCCAGTTAGGTTCCGTTAAACGGATCCAAACCGGGACTTGACTCAACAAAAAATACTTTTTTTTCGCAAAACCATGCACACTATTCACTCTGCAACTTTTAATTTATATATCAATTGGTTATGTATTAACAGTTAGGTGAAGAGTGAACTGCTATCTCTACATTCGTACGTTTCCAATAAGAAACCCGGCATCAGCCGGGTTAGTTGTAATTATTTGATTGTTGGCTCATCACACTTGGGAAGCCAGTCTGCATTACTTTCCTCTTTTAAAGTGAGGTTAGTCTGCATTCCCTGATTAGTTCGCCGCTTCTCATAATTTAGCCCGTATTCCTTCAGCATAACTGGTAGCCCTTTGCCAAACATTGTCAGGCTAAGGGTATTTTTAAAGCCATTAGCCTCCATGTATACGAGATAGGCATGGTAAAGGTACGTACGTGGCTGGCGCGGGACAATATTGGCGTTCCCCATAAACATGCCGTTGGTGTCAGGTAATGCCTCAAGGTAACCACAAAAATCAAATGCTGGATCAGCATCACGCTTGATGGTGAGAGCCTCATCAGAATTCTGCTGCGACTGAAGCAATGTTCTGGCGCTCATCGGATCGCTGAAACGCTGCATGAGCTGACGAACAATCACAGCCAGTTCTCGTGCAATTTTATCTTTCAACTGCGGATCGCGTTCTTCCGGTGCTATCTGCTCAGGAAAATGCAGAATAACTCTCCTGCGGGACACACCACCACTGCGATCAGTGAAGCGCATAGGATTATTATTTACGGCCAGGATAACCGCCGGAATATGTGTTGAATAAGCATTCTGATATTTGGGGTCCACAGATACTGCATCGCCACCAGTTATAGCCTTAAGCCCGGCGCCGTCGCCGCTCCACTTCTCCTGATCAGGCAGGCGAATAAGAGAAAAACCTATCAGAGCCGCACGTTCTCGCGGGGACTCCAGCGTTTCAATGGTCGCAGAGGTGGCGTTATCCTCTCCAGCAAGCATGGTCGCAATTTCAGCCAGAATACTTTTGCCACTTCCACCAGGGCCAGTCACTTCCAGAAAGAGCTGCCAGTCATAGCGGTTCGCTAGCACCATAAATAACGCTGCAAGAATAATGTCACGTTTTGCTGGCTTGTGTCCGGCGGCCCGGTCCAGCCAACGCCAGAATGCCGGGGCATGAGTTTCAAGCGTTTCCCCCTTTACCGGTGGCGTGAAATCGACTTCACACAGGGTACGCAGCCAGTTCTCTTTACAGTGCGGACTAAAAAGCCCTGTTCGCGTATCGAGAACGCCATTACGAAAACCAATCAGATGACGTGACGGATTTTGCTGCTGCGGAACAATTAACTTTAATGTTTCCACCAGTGAGGCAATTTTTCCTGAGGAAAACGGTGCCCCGAGGCGCTGGAAAAGGGCTGCGACATCTCGGGCAAAATCTGACTGAGAAATAACTTTCCACGCTCCAGACTCGTAGCGGGATAAAAGCTGCCCGTTCGGATCAACCGCCAGTGCATCCCTGTAATGCTCCCGAACCCTCTGAGCTTTTTCGCTGACACTCATCGCTGTGAATTCTGCTTCACTCATTGTGTCGAAAGGACTGGCGTTATGTGGCTTCAAAGCCTCAAGAATTGCCTTCCGGGTGGATTCCTCTCCGTATTGGGTAAGCGCATCATTCCAGTCACCAAAAACCGGTGGCAGCACAATGTCACACTGACTCGCTTTTGCAGCAGTTTCAGCCCTGTTCTGGCCTGAACCATTCAGATCGCGGTCCGCTGCAATAATTAACTGATATCCAGGATACTTATTATGGGCAACGCTGCTCAGAGAAAGAAAGTTGACCGACGAAAATGCCACCATGACGGCTTCTCCTGTCAAATAATGAATGGTAAGCGCCGTGGCGTAACCTTCCGCAATCCAAATCCTTCTTACAGAACTCCCGCCCCCTTCTATCAGATGATAGGCCTCCTTAACCTGACCTCCTTTAAGAAAACACTTGCTACCATTGCCACTGATAAGCTGAATATTCACCAGCTCCCCGTCAGCGTTATAGAGTGGGACGATCAAATCACCGGGGCGGAACATCACNCCACCGGCCTTATGAGCTGAAGTCAGCTCATGGCAAATATGCTCCGGGAAACCTTTATGTGTAAGATAAGTGTTTCCNGCAGATTCACGCGAGGCTTGCAGCAGTCGCGCGGCAAGTGCTGCCGCTGCATCTTTCCCGCTATCGGTATCGGCGGTTAACGTCCTGACCTCGGAATTAACTATAGACAGATCATGTGTCAGTCCATGTATCCTGTCAGCTGCTTCACTGATATCCACATTCAGTGCCCTGGTGACAAGCGCTAAACCATCCCCGGCTCCGCACTGATTGCAGAACCATGTTCCGCGTCCTTCCTGATCGTCGAAGCGAAAACGATCTTTACCGCCACAGACCGGGCAAGGCTGATGGCGATTTTTCAATATATTCACGCCCAGCGCTGGCAGAATCTGAGCCCAGTGACCGCGGGCAGCCTTCACGGCCTGACTGACTTTCATTCCTGACATGACGCAGTTCTCCCTCAGTGTAAAACCGGCTTTTTGATGTGACGGACGCATAACTCATCCATTACGGCTGTTCCGAGCTGGGAGAGTGCGGGACAGGACATTAGAGGGCCGTATTCCATCAGGTCTGAAAGCAGGGCGCAGGCGATTTCCATGCCTTTTGTTTGCCCGTGCTGTCGCAGATAAAATCCTTCAAGCTCACGGGCAATAGCGGTTTCAATTTCATCCAGAGTGAGCTGCAGATGGCGGTTTTGCTGATAGCAGGCACTCAACCAGGCGCAGGCTACCGCGCGGCGATACAACGCTACCCGAAGTGAAAGGGAAAGAGTGCGTGATTTCATTGCACCACCTCCATGTTCATGAGGTCATCCTGGCAACGCTGTACCACGCCATCAAGCTGCTCTGTCATCAGATAAATCAGGGAAACCAGTTGTTCACATTGAGCACTGGCAGGTTTTTCGTAGCAATCCTGAAGAACAGCCATTCCAGTGACAAACTCTCCCACGTTACGAAGATGCTTCAGGCGGAGAATATCGTCATAAGAGATTGCGGCGTGATTCATTAGATCACCTCCCGGACAGGCAGGCGAGCAGCAAGACAAAGCACATACTCATGGACCAGTGAAAGACGTGCATGATGCTCATTGCTGGCGATGATACGCAGCATACTGATACGTGGTTTACGTTCTGCACGACGAACGGCGGCAAAAACAAATATAAATTGAGGATGTGACGGGGCGAGGATCGTAGCCATAAGGGCAACCTCCAATAAGTAGCGGTAAATGCCACCACCGGAGTTCCTACGCTCATGGGTGGTGACCCGAACGGGGGTAGGAATACCGGCCTTATTGGAAACCGGCCAGCCCGAAGGCTGCCCCGCCCGGACCACCATTATCTGAAAGGGGCTAAGGTATAAGCACCGCAGCCCGAAAAATGGGTGTGCCTGAGCAACGACGTAAAAAAAGACGCACGGCGCGTCTGGTGTCGCCAATAAGTAACTCGGGTTCCTACGCCCGGCAGCCGATTTTGCGGCAGCGGGAAAACTATACCTGGAAAAGATATCAGGACGCAAGCCAGAAAAAAGGAGATGAGACTGCAAAGCAAGTTTCACGCATGGCCTCCTTGCTCGCGGGCAGCAATTCGCGCCGCCATCCATGCACTGACCTCCGACTGTACCCAGGCCACATTTTTTCCACCCAGGGATATCTGCTGCGGGAAGGCATCGCGGCTGATAAGGTCGTAGATGGTTGAACGGGATAGCCCGCAAAGGTGCATCACTTCAGGTAATCGTATGAAGCGCTCCTGCTGAGCCGGAACCGGGAGCACCGGAGCAGCTGGTGCCGGGGTGGAAACGGAAATACTATTCATCTGGCTACCTCTCTAATATGTTTACAACAGTCCGGGCAATTCCATGCGGATTCAGGTAGTTCCTTATTATGTTTATATAAGCGGCTCGCGCATGCTTTATTTATTTTGTGTGAAATGTTGATTTCTCAAAAAATAAAACAGCTAAAAACCGTATGAAACGAACAAAAACAAACAATTCCTTTATGGAATATAATAAGGAGCATCAATAATAAAAAAGTCTATTACACTAGGCAGGATCACAGCTCAAATCTGAACCAGCCCATATCATTCAGGGCTTTACATCATAAGCACTAAGACAATACCTGATTAATAAAAGAGCCAAAAACGGCCAAAAATAAACAGCTCACCATGTGTATCAATAAATCCGATGATTAAAGAAATTAAATTACCATCTTACTTCCGCATGTATCCGGATGTGTTTAATGAACATCAGACAAATTCATTTTTATGAATATTTCCCTGAAATGCAACTGAGTGCAGGGAGGTTGAATGTTCAATTATTAAACAGACATAAGACATCTTTTATTCTTTACATAGAATATGTATTGAATACTGGTGAATATTGGTGATGAGAAAAGCTCCAGTAATAAACTGAAATAAATATCGCGATTTATATGAAAAATAAATATATGTTTAATTTTATCTCTGTGAACAGTCATGAACAGTAGATGATCACTTTAATTAAAACACTACACCACTTAACCACATGTATTTACTATATTTTTATTGAAGTGAACAGTAGTGAATAGTATGTATTAAAGGAAGGGTGTAGATCAGACATGACACCTTTCTCTGGCTAGCCAGAACAAGGTCATTGTTCAGTCACTGACACAATCCTCCTCGGTAGTGCGCTTGTATGGACCCCGGCACAATTGACACAACAACAAAACACTACCGGAGCAGCCATGACAACTGTTAACCAGATCTCTGATGCAAACATTACCCCCACCCTCCCGCCGAAAATTCGCGAAGCGGTGGAAAAAGTTAAGGCAGCAAAAGCTGTCTGGCAGGAAGAACGGCGAAAACAAACCGAAGCCGCTGCAATGACTGAAACTATCCGTAAACGTCAGGAAGATACAAAAACGGAGACGCAGGCGCTTAATGATGAATGGCGAAACCTGTTTCGTGAGAATCAGGGGAATATGACGCCACGAATGAAAAAACTGCGGGCAGAAATCGCCCTAGGACGCGAAACACTAGATGAGTTCGAAGATTTGCTGGCTGCTCAGGCTGCAGAAAATGAATTCCTGCCATGGAAAACTGCGGATGCTGCAAACCGCTACATCAGCGAACATAATCACCTGATTGAAACTCATGCAGTGTGGCTCTGGAATGAGTTTATGAAGGAACACGGCCAGAAACTTATTCAGATCCTTGGACTGCTGAAAATGACTCTGGGCCGAAGCGCATCTTCTGTTATCGGTGTAGTTCATACCGTAAACGACCCCGAAAGTGTGCTGAAGCAATTTATCAGCGAGCAACTCACCACTCCGGCGCTGTTCTGTAACGTATCTTCAACGGATGATATTGCCCTGCCGGGGATCAGCATTTATGCGGACGATAAAGCCATACAGGATGCCAGACAATCACCCAGCCCTGCAGCACGTTCCCGGATGCTTAAACAGCGTGACATGGCTAAAGGGGGCGAGAAGGAATGAATACCGGAACCATTACTCAGGAAGCTCTCAACGATTACCGCGCGGCAATAAAAAGCTGGCTGACACTACGTAATGTGCAAAGTACCAGCCAGCTTCGTCTGGCTGCTTTGCTGGATACTGAAGAAAAACCCGCAGCATATGCCAGCCAGCTTGAGGATCTTCGTGAGCGTCTTGCACTCCTCGAATGGCAGATTAACTGTGCCGCCCGGGATGGTCTTTATGCTCACCAGATTGTGCTGGAAAGCTGTGTTACAAGCGCAACGGAAAACTTCATGAGCGAGCATGGTGATGCACTCACTGACGCTCTGGCTCCTTTTCTTTGCGCACCATACGGGCTTGAGGCGGCAATGAAAATATTACGAACCGCTGTAGCCCGACAAACGGAAGTCCGTACTCCGGTAATTCCAGCAGCATATAAGAGCATTATCGACGAAACCGGATTAACGGTGGATGCATCAATGCGCGCTGATGCTTCAGCCAGTTTCACCCCGGCACAACATAAAGTTTTCCTGGCCCGCCTTAATCGACTTAATGAAAAAGGAGTGTGCTGATATGGCCCTGAAGTGTCCTGAATGTGGCGCGGTCGCTCACGCCAGAACCAGCGCCTATGAAGCTCCGTCGGTTAAACGCTCATGGTATCAGTGCCAGAATCTGGAATGTTCCTGCACATTTACCGCACTGGAAAGCGTGGATACGATCATTATGAAGCCTCGACGCAATGAACAGGAATCAGACAAAGCAAAAATGCCGGAAAAACAGCAGCAAACTCTCAATCGCTATGGCTCCGCATCAAAGCTGTCAAACCGTCAGCAAATTCCTGTCTGATTAACAAAATACGCCCACGAAGTCCCGGTCCAGTACCGGGATTTTTTACGCCTTTTCCCTGGCTGGCCTGAGAGCGTATGAGTGCATATCTATGGCGCATGAAAACGCATGAGTCTCATGCGCCATTTTTGACGCGAAAGCCCTTGTGTGGTGGCTTCTGAGACGATTTACGGGGTGCATGAAAACCAGTCTGTTAAGCGAAGCGGGCAGGCGGGCGGGGCTGTGCACGTTGGTGATTTTGTAATTATGTAGTTTAATATTGAGTTTCTCCCAAAAGTAGGTTTAATATAGCTTCAGCTACGATGTAGTTTTGATACAGCATTGAATAATCTTCTTTTAATTAATTTAGCCAAGCAGTTATTTTACGGTGCAAATACATTACAAGGTTCTAATCCATGCATTTAAAAAATATGACTATCGGTGGTTTTAAAAGTTTTTCATATAATGAACCACAAAAAATTTCATTTGAAAAAGATAGAACAGTATTCATAGGTAACAATGGAACCGGAAAGAGTGCAATTCTTGATGCACTAAATAAATTATTCAGTGTTTCAAATTCATTCCGAACCATATATCCTTCTGAATTTCATGTTGAAAACGAAGATGATCAAACCCAAATTAAAAATCTCTTCATAGATGTCACATTTGCTTTCGGCAAAATAAAAGATGATGTAAGTATCCCTTCGTTAATAGAACAAATGACACTCGATGACGGAGAGGATGTAATCTTTAGGGTCCGACTTGAAGCATCATTAAGTTATGAATTTTCAGATGTCGGCGATATAGATGAAAACATCTATATCATTACAGATATCTCAGAAACTCCCAGCGATGATTGCAAAATAAAATTATCACCATTGATTCGAAATTCAATTCAAATCCATTACGTACCTGCGACCAGAGATCCATTAAAACAATTAACTTACTCCTCATCAGCGGTTTTGGGTAAGTTAATGAAAGCGATTAACTGGGATGAAAATGCTAGGGACGAGTATAAAGAGAAAGCATTAGAACTGATTGCCATCGCGAAGAAAAACAAAGAGATAAGTTTAATATCAGAGTCCATTAATAGTGGATGGTCAACACTTTATAAAGAGAGTGTACTTTCAAATGCCCAATTAGACTTCCCTCTAAACTCGATAGATGACTTGATGAAGTTAGTTACTTTATTCTTAAGTCCCAATGAACAAGGTGCAATTATATCGGCTGAATTACTTAGTGATGGTCAAAGATCCCTGATGTATCTTGCAATAATCAATGCATTATTTAACGTGGAAATAAAAATAAAACACGCGGCTAAAGGTGAATATAGTTTTGATAAATCAAAATTAAGACTCCCAATATTTAGCTTAATTTCATTAGAAGAACCAGAAAACCATTTATCACCTCATTATCTCGGTAGGATAATAAAGTTATTTTCCAACTATGCCGAGAAAGATTCATTCCAAATGGTAATGTCTACGCATTCAACCTCTATAATGTCCAGAATAGAACCTGAACAGGTTCGACATTTTTCCTTGAAAAACACTTGTAGTGTTATAAATAAATTAGAACTACCGTTGAAATCCGATGAGAAATTTAAATTTATAAATGAAGCGGTCAAATCATATCCTGAAATATATTTTGCTAGTCTTGTAATTTTAGTGGAGGGTGATAGTGAGCAGGTAATACTACCCAAAATATTTGAATCTTATAACTTTGACGCAGATAGTAAAAATATTGCAATTGCTCCTTTAGGTGGTAGGCATGTAAATCATTTCTGGCGCTTACTTGAGTCTTTAAAAGTACCTTACATAACATTATTAGATCTCGACCTAGGAAGAAATGGTGGAGGATTTGAAAGAATCAAATATGCCATAAAACAATTATCCTCTCATAGGAATGTAACTTATTTACATTCTGAGATGCTTGACCGATTACCTAATTGGGACTCGGAGCAAGATCCATTAACTTTTACAATATGTTACAAAGATGGAAAAGAAGTAAATATTGTCGACGAGTTAAAAAAGCATAATATATTTTTCTCTGCTCCTTTAGATATAGACTATATGATGATTAATTCGTTTCCTGAAATTTATTGTGAAATAGATTCAGAAAACAATGAAAGGGGACCAGAGGTTTTGAAGCAAGAAAAAATAATTGAAAATGACATAATAAAACAAGTCCTTAAAGATGGAAACAAAGGGAATAAAAATTATAAACATGATAATGGTTATTTAACAAAATTTGTTTGGTATAATTATAGATTCCTTGGCAGTAAAAGCAAACCAGCCTCTCACATACGGCTTATTAATAAAATAAAGGGATCACTTGTCGAAAGGATGCCAAGCGTTCTTAAAGAATTAGTAGAAAGAGTGGGAGAGATTAGCCATGGTAGATAATTCTTTACCACAATGGAATCCAGAAGAATTCATTGTTAAAACTAATGAGTTAGAAAGTATTATTTATGAACAAGACTCATTATCAATACTAGCAGGGCCTGGGGCTGGTAAAACTGAGATGCTTGCTCAAAAAACCATTTATCTTTTAGAGCATGATATTTGCCCTTGGCCTAAGAAAATTCTTTTCCTAACATTCAAAAACGAAGCTAGTAAAAATGTCAAAGATAGAGTATTAAAGCGCTCACCTGAGGCAAATGACAGATTTCTATCTAAGACTTATCATTCCTTTGCTAAATCTATCGTCGATAGATTCAGATTATCACTTGATGAAAACATAAGACCTAATGCAGGATATGATGTTATATTCAAGGGTAAGAGCGATAAAAACAAAGTTCATATTAGTGATGTAATTAAATATGCGTCAGCAATAATAAAAAACAATGGAAAAATTCCGATTTTATATCAGGAATGTTTTACTCATATTTTTCTTGATGAATTCCAAGATACCACATTACAGCAGTATGAGCTTATTTCATTATTATTCTTGAATAGCCAAGTAAAAATTATTTGTGTAGGAGATCTAAATCAAAGCATTATGCTTTTTGCTCAAGCTTATCCTGAAATATATCGACTAGTAGAGACAGATTTTAAACCTAAAAGAAAATTACTAATTAGTAATTTTAGAGCCGGCGTTAAAATAAAAGAATTCCTAAGCCACTTTCAACCTTTTGTCGAAAAAGGAGTATTTAATCAGATAACACCACATAAAAATAATAACTGCACAATTCATCATTTTAATGATGATATCAATGAGTCGGAATTCATAACTGACTATGTATTAAATAAAATTGCATCTGGATTTTCACCAGAAGACATATGTATACTCACCCGACAAAAATCAAGCAACTACAGTGCTAAATTATGTGATCGATTAAATAATAAAGGCATCAGTAATATTGTTTATGATACTTTTCAGGATGCGATAGCAGATCCATTAGGAATTATCTTTAGTTTAATCCTCGAATGTGCATTGATAAAATCACCTAAGGCTTGGTCTGAGTTGTTAAATCTATATATAGAACTGAACATAATAGATGAGAACAATGACTCTGATAATAATAAGTTAATAACGTTTATTGATTATTTTTCAACTACTAAAAAAGCTACGGCTTTCAACGACTATAAGAATGTTTTAGATTTTATAACAAATATAATTGATCACATAGGCCTCAATCTAATAAAGAGCAAATGGCCACAACACAAATCAGTTGAACATACAAAATACATTTGGACGGAGTTAGCTAAACAACTTCATAAAATATACTCAAATAATATTGACAGAGAAACAATTGTGATGAATTTCTGTGGGAAGCAATCATTAAAAATAATGAACATACATAAATGCAAAGGGCTTGAGTATAAAGCCGTGATACTAATTGGTTTCGAGGACGAGGCTTTCTGGAATTATTCTGATGATAACTTCGAAGAGCGATGCGTTCTGTATGTGGCGTTTACTAGAGCTAAAGAAGAGATATTAATAACACAATCAGATTATAGAGACTTTATATCTGGTGGCAGAAAAAAAACCAGTCAAGAAATCACTTCAAAATTAAGGGATAATTTAATCGACAAATGCGGGTTTATACTCCACTTACATTAGTCGCAAAGTATCTCATAGAGAAGTATCATATTTTATGATCCTTCTCTAGCAAAGTCATAAGGAGATATAGAACGTGATTTATTGGAATATAGAAAATCTGCCCACCACTGCACCATCAAACGACGCTCATCCAAATGCTCAGAAGTATGAATATAAGCAGCACGCACATTATTACGCTCTGAGTGGCTCAACTGGCGCTCGATCGCATCATCGCTCCATAGCCCTGACTCCCCCAATGCACCACGCGCCATCGTTCTGAACCCATGCCCACATACCTCAGTTTTCGTGTCATATCCCATTGCACGCAATGCACTATTTACCGTGTTTTCACTCATAACCTTAGTTGCGTCATGATCTCCAGGGAACAGCAGCTCTTTATCGCCACTAATCTGCTTAAGCTGCTCTAACAAAACCATCGCCTGCCGACTAAGCGGAACGATATGCTCCTCTTTCATTTTCATGCCACGATACGAGTAACGCACACCTTTTATTTCCTCTCGCTTTGCAGGTATACGCCAGAGAGATTTATCAAAGTCGAACTCATCCCATCTCGCAAAACGTAGCTCACTGGAACGCACAAAAGTTAGCAAAGAAAGCTCGACCGCGATCCGTGTCATTACACGGCCACGATATGCAGCAAGACGTGCAAGAAACTCAGGGAACCGGCTAGAAGGTAAAGCAGGGTAATGTCGCGCTTTGGTTGTCGATAGTGCACCGGCCATATCGCTGGCTGGATTTGAGTCGATGTAATCGT